TGTGGAATTACAGATAATGGATACTAAAATTAAAGTTATAAATTTAATTAGAGTTGTCATTTGCTTCCAGTTAGTTATAGTTGGAGCAACTATTATGGGTTGTTTTTTACCTGCTAAGTCATGTGACTCTGATGTGAAACAACACATTTACAACATGATGACAGTTATTACGACATCCACATTTGCATTATATGCTGCAGAAAAATAAATGAAAAAAGTTTTCTTACTACTATTAGCATCACTTACAGTTTTACCTGCATCAGCAGATTGGGTTGAAGTTTGTTTTAAGGATGAGTGTGGTGAAGTGTATGAATTATCATCAGATGAATTTGATGGTGAGGCAAAGGAAATATTGAATAATTTAGAGAAACTTGAAGTAGGTGTTTATAAAGCATATCCATACTACTTTAAAGATGATTATCGTGGTTTGTATTATCCTGATGATAATAATATTTTTTTAAATATGGGATACATTGATGTATATGAAAATTTTATAGACATCTTAAGACATGAATCATGGCATGTAGTTCAAGATTGTAAGGATGGTCTATATAATTCCACACTAGAAAAAATATGGAGCACTGTTCCTCAAAAATATACTGAGGATGCTAAAAAAAGATATGGTTTAGATCCCACAGTGATTAGAATTGAGAGAGAGGCATTATGGGCAGGAGAGACCTATGGGATGTCTGCTGCACAAACAGGTGAGTGTGTAAAAAAATATGGACTTTGAGCAGCAGTTTAAATTAGGTCATTTACTTTTAGATGAAAGAAAATGTAGAAGTTGTGGTGAGAGAAAAAACCTTGTAGATTCTTTTTATAGAACAAGAAAAGACAGAGGACCTACTGCATCATCTTTTTCTTATGAGTGTAAAGAATGCACTATTAAAAGAATTGTAGAGAGTAGAAAAAAGAAGACTCCATTTTGTGACTGGCAGTATCCAGACTGGTAGTTCATGCATTGTTTCCCCACTGAAACCATTGAAAATAATAAATAATTTCAGTCAATAATGAGAACTTTAGGAGAGTATTAAATGGCAACTCCTCAATTATCTCCAGGTGTATTGGTCAGGGAAGTTGACCTTACAGTTGGTAGAGCTGATAATGTTCTTGATAATATTGGTGCAATTGCTGCACCATTCAAAAGTGGTCCTGTTGAAGAAGCAGTTCTGATTTCAAATCAGAGTCAACTAATTGATGTATTTGGACGTCCCCAGTCAAATGACAGACAATATGAGGATTGGATGGTTGCATCTGAATTCCTCTCATATGGTGGTGCTCTCCAGGTAGTTAGAATAGATGGATCAAATCTGAATAATGCAAATGCTGGTGTATCTATTGCATCCACTACTCTGAAAATTAAGAATTTTGATGATTATGAAGCAAACTATGCAACTGCTACTGATTTCTTCTATGCGGCAAGAGAACCAGGTGAAATAAACACAAATCTCAAAGTCTGCACAATTGATAACTTTGCAGACCAAACAATTGGTATTACAACAACAAGTCCAGTTGGTGCTGGTGCCACTGTTGGATTTGGTGTTACTGTTCAACTTACCAATGTTAATACACCAGGTGCTGGAACAACAACATCTTTCACTGGTTTCCTAAAAGGAATTATTACTGGTGTTACAACTGATAGTTCTTCAAACCAGAAGAGTTCAATTGATGTTAAAATTGTTTCCAGAGTATCTGGAATGGCAACTGATGCTGGCACTGAGTATCCTATCACATATCAAGTAGGTAATCCAGGCAGATCAATTGAAGCTGCTGATACACTTACATTTGTTGAAGCGACTACAGGTGCTAATGTTGCAACAATTGCAGCTGCAACTGCTGTTGACTGGTATGATCAACAAACTCTTGGTCTTACAAACTCAACAGTTTTCTGGAAGAATCTTGCTCCAAGACCTGTTGACAATAACTTTGCATCATCAAGAAATTCTAAGAATGATGCAATTCATATTGCAGTTATTGATGATTTTGGAACAGTAACTGGTGTTCAAGGTAATATTCTTGAAACTAACTTCTTCCTCTCTAAAGCATTGGATGCTGAAGAGGATGGTAATTCTCCAGTTAAGAACTACTATAAAAATTTCCTTACTAACAATTCAAGGTTTATTTTTGCTGGTGCAAATCCTGGATCAACCTTTGATGCAGTAAGAGGACTTAATGCTCAAGCAGGTGGTTTCTCCACTGGATTTACCAAAGTTACTTCTGGTGCTGGTACATGGGGTCTAAATGCTCAAGGTGTCACATACAATGTTCTTGGAAACGTAACCTATACTCTTGCTGGTGGTGCTGATTATAGTGCATCAGGTGGCATGGGTGCATCACTTGGTGATGTATTAAATGGTTATGATCTTTATCAAAATAAAGATGAAGTTAATGTTGACTTCCTCCTGATGGGTTCATCAATGAATGATGAACTTTCTACTCAAGCAAAAGCAAATCTCTTAATCTCTATTGCTGAGGGTAGAAAAGATTGTCAAGCAGTCATCTCTCCACATAGAACAAATGTGGTCAATGCTGCTTCTTCTACTGCTGCCACAAATTCAGTTTTAAACTTCTATTCACAGATTTCCTCTTCATCCTTTGGTGTCCTTGATAGTGGTTATAAGTATGTGTTTGATAGATTTAACAATGAATTTAGATTCATCCCTCTGAATGGTGATGTTGCTGGTATTATGGCAAGAAACAATTCAATTTATCTGCCTTGGTTCTCCCCTGCTGGTCAAGCAAGAGGAACCTTGAATAATGTGGTCAAGTTGGCATATAATCCCAACAAAGCACAAAGAGATCAACTCTATAAAGCAAGAATTAATCCAGTCATTAATCAAAATGCCGCTGGTGCTATTCTCTTTGGTGATAAAACAGCACTAAACTATAGATCTGCCTTTGATAGAATTAATGTTAGAAGACTGTTCCTTACAGTTGAACAATCACTTGAGAATGCTGCAAATGATCAACTCTTTGAACTTAATGACACTGAAACAAGAGCAAACTTTGTCAATATTGTTGAACCTTTCCTGACTGATATTCAGGCACAGAGAGGAATTGAAGACTTTAGAGTCATTTGTGATGAAACAAATAATACTCCTGATATCGTTGATAATAATGAGTTCAGAGCTGATATCTTTATTCAACCTGCAAGATCCATCAACTTTGTAACTCTTACCTTTGTTGCTACAAGAGGTGGAATTAGCTTCTCTGAAGTTACTGGAACCTGATTTATAAACTGACAGCAAACACTAAGAGGTAACACACAAATGGCAAACATTAATGTAAAAAAACTTCATGATTTTAAATCACAATTAAGAGGTGGGGGTGTTCGCCCCAATCTATTTGAAGCATCAATTCCTGCTTTCCCAGCTGGCATTTCAAATGCTGGTACACTTTGGAACAATACATCTCAAAGAGATTTTAGATTCCTCTGTAAAGCAGCACAGCTTCCTGCATCTACAGTGGCAGAGGTTCCAATTCCCTTTAGGGGGAGAATTCTCAAAGTTGCTGGTGATAGAACCTTTGAACCATGGACAGTGACAATCATTAATGATGAGGACTTCAATCTTAGAAGTGCATTTGAAGGATGGATGAATACTATTAATGATCTGACCACTGCCACAGGTATTACTAATCCTGAGTCATACATGGCAAATGGATACATTGCTCAACTTGGTAGAGGTAATGCTAGAAATGCAACTACTCATCCTGAAAATAACACAGAGCAACAGGTTCTAAGATCTTATAAGTTCACTGGAATGTTCCCAACAGAAGTTTCAGCAATTGACCTTAGTTATGATTCAACTGATACCATTGAAGAATTTACTGTAACCTTCCAGGTTCAGGACTTTAGAATTGGCGTATCTGAAACTGGTAGAGATGATGGTGGTACTACTCCAACCATTAAGTGATATTTTAAGTTGATAAATACTAGGAGCAAAGGACTCCTAGTATATAATAATGGCAAAATTGTTTGGTTTCTCAATTGAAGATAATGAGAAGCAACCACCAGGAC